GCCATTGAAAGCGCCGATGCCGACTACGGCACGGCGGACGAAGCGCTGGCGTCCCGGGACGCCGTTATCGACGCCATTGATGAAGTCCAGCGCGCGAACTGTTCCGACGCCGTGTTTACAGCGCTTTCCGAGCTCGCTGTCGCCGTCAACGAGGATTTGACCACGCGGGGGGCCGAGCTTCCGAAGCTTGGAAGCGCGACCCTTTTCATGTCCATGCCCGCGCTCGCGGCGTCCTACCGGCTCTACGGAGATGTCGGGCAGGCCGACGCCATCGTTGCCAGAAACCGCATCCGGCATCCCGGACGGGTTCCGGGCGGCGTCCCTCTGGAGGTGATCCGTGGCTGACAAAATGAAAAAGCCCGACGTGCGCCTTGAAATCAACGGCGTGAAGTATGGCGGCTGGACCAAGATCAGCATCCGCAGGGGGATCGGGCAGGTCGCCGGTACATTCGAGCTTTCGATCACCGAGCGCTGGCCGGGGCAGCCGATCCCTGCGAAAATCGAGCTCGGGGCCTCATGCGTCGTTACCGTTGACGGCGCTCCCGTCATCACAGGATACGTCGACGACGTGGCTCCGTCGTATAACGCGGCCTCGCACACGGTATCTGTCACCGGGCGCGACAAGACCTGCGATCTGGTGGATTGCTGCCCGCCCTCGACGCAGCTCAAAGGCGCGACGCTCGCGGCCGTGGCCCGGTCGCTTGCGGCCCCGTTCGGCATCGAGGTGGTCGACGAAACGGGCGTCGGCGTCGTCCCCGGCTTCAAGACGAACCCCGGCGATACCGTTTTCGAGACGCTGGAGCAGCTTGCCCGGGCAAAGGGCGTCCTGCTCACGACCGACGGACGCGGGCGGCTCGTCATCTGCCGGGCAAGCAAAAAGAAAGCCGCCACCGTCCTCGAACTCGGCAAGAACGTCTTTGAAGGCAAGGGCAAGTTTTCCATGCGCGACCGCTTCTCGAGCGTCACCGTCATCGGCCAGACGGCGGCGACGGAGACGTGGAACGGCAAGAGCGCCTCACAGCAGAAAACCGTGGTGACGGACGCCGCCGTCCCGCGCCATCGGCCTCTCGTGCTCGTCGCCGATCAGGAACATCAGGGCGCGAACAAGCGGGCGCAATGGGAAGTCAACGTCCGGTACGGCAAAGGGAATCAGGCGACCTATACCGTGTACGGCTGGAAGGACGGCGACGCGCTGTGGACGCCGAACGTGCTCGTCCGCATCGTCGATCCCTTCATGGGGCTTGAGGCGACGTGGCTCGTCGGCTCCGTCGGGTGGACGCTTGACGAGCGGGGATACCGCTCGGAGCTTACCCTGAATCCGCCCGAGGCGTTCGACGTCGAACCCGTCAGCCCGAAAAAGGGCAAAAAGGACAAGGAAACGTTCCGCTGGCCCGGAGCCGATACAAAGGAGTCATGATGAATTACGAAAGGCTTCTCGCCCCGCTTCGCCGACGCATGGCGACGCTCATCGGGCGCTGCATCCTCTCCGCAGTCCGATCCGGGGAAGGTTTTCAGACGCTCGACGTCGTGATCATGGCCGACGAAAACATGGGCGGCGTCGAGCACGCCGAGCCCTACGGGTTCACCAGCAATCCGCACCCGGGGGCCGAGGGCGTCGTGCTGAACGTCGCCGGGCAGCGCGCCTCATGTGTTGCGCTCAACCTCGGCAACCGCCGGTACCGCCTGCGCGGCTTGAAGACCGGGGAAGTCGCGCTCTACACCGACGAGGGCGACAAGCTCGTCTTCGGGAGGGGCAGAAAGGTTCACCTCACGACGGAAACCTTTCTTGTCGACGCCAAGACCTTTGAAGGCGTTACGGAAACCATCCGGTTGACGGCCAGCGCCGGAACGTCCATCAAGACCCCCTCGTTCTCTCTCGGCGGAACCGGGAGCGGAGCCTGTGCGTCCACGTTCACGGGAGCGCTCAAGACGACGGGCGACGTCGTCGCCGGGACGGTTTCCTTGCAGTCGCATGTCCATACCGGCGTTCAGTCCGGAAACGGCACGACCGGGCAGCCGCAGGGATAACGCACATGAGCGATCTCAAGCTGACATGGAACGAATGGGGCGCGGACGCGGCCGTCGAAGGCCATGATCTCGCCTTGGAGGACGGGATGGCCACGGCGGTCATCCTCAGCCTTTTTCTCGACGCCCGCGCCCGCGCCGACGACGCGCTTCCCGACGGCGGCACCGATCGCCGGGGCTTTTGGGCCGACACCGTGGCCCCCGCAGCCGAGCGGGACCGGACGGGGTCAAGGCTCTGGCTCCTTTCGCGGGAAAAGACGCTTCCCGAAGTCCTGCGCCGTGCGCACGACTACGCCGCCGAAGCGCTCCGGTGGCTTGTCGAAGACGGCGTCGCAAGCCGCGTCGACGTCTCGGCGGCCATGCCGCGCCTCGGCCTGCTTTCCCTTGCCGTGAACATTACGCTCGTAAACGGCGAATCCTCGACATACGCCTTTTCCTACCCGTTGGAGTAAACATGCCTTTCAACCGCCCCCCTCTTGATCTGCTCATAGCCCGATCCGCCGCTTCCATGCAGTCGCGCCTCCCGGGAACGGACGCCGTGCTCCGGCGCAGCCTCACGGGCATCGTCGCACGCATGAGCGCCGGAACCGAGCACGGCCTTTACGGGTATCTCGACTGGCTCGCACGCCAGCTCATGCCCGACACGGCGGAAGAGGAGCACCTCGAACGCTGGGCGTCCATCTGGGGCGTTTCACGCAAGGCCGCCGGGCACGCTTCGGGAGACGTTTCGATCACGGGCACGCCCGGGGCCGTCCTGCCCGAGGGGACGATCTGCCTGCGTTCGGACGCCGTCCGGTATGCCGTCGTCTCCGACGCCACCGTCGGAGAAGACGGGACGGGAACCGCTTTCCTTTCCGCAGTCGACGCGGGAACGGCGGGCAACGCCCCAATCGGAACCATTCTCGCCTTCGCGTCCCCCGTTTCCAGGCTCGATTCGCGGGTTCAGGCTACGGACGGGCTTACCGGCGGCACGGACGAAGAGACGGACGAAAGCCTGAAAAGCCGACTCCTCACAACCATTCAGAGGACGCCGATGGGCGGGACGCAAGCCGACTACGAACAGTGGGCGCTTGAGGTTCCCGGCGTGACGCGGGCGTTCGTGACGCAGGAAATGGGGCGCGGCACCGTGACCGTACGCTTCATGATGGACGGCACCTATCCCGACGGCGTCCCCAAAGACGGAGACAGGCAAGCCGTAGCCGCGCACATCGAAACCGTACGCCCCGTGACGGCCGACGTGTATGTCGTCCTTCCCGTGGCCGATCCGCTCAATCTGCGGCTGCGGATTACGCCGGACACGGCCGCGCTCCGTCTCGCCGCCGAGGCGAACCTCTGGGCGGCGGTTCGGCGCGACGCCGTTCCGGGCGGGACCATCTTCCTCTCACGCCTGCATGAGGCGCTTTCCCTAACGGAAAAGGAAGAGGATCACGTCATCATTTCCCCCACGGCGAACGTCACGCCCGAAACCGGGCACATCGTCGTTCCCGGAAGCATCGAGTGGGTGACTGAATGAGCGCCGATTACCTTTCCCAACTTCTCGCCTTGCAGCCGCCGGGCGCAGCCCTTCCCCACGAGCCCGAAAGCGTCTGGGTGCGGCTTCTCGCCGCCCTTGCCGATGGTTTCGAGCGCGTCGACGCGCGTTCCAACGACCTTGTCCGAGAGTCCGATCCCCGATCGTGCATTGAGCTCATTACTGATTGGGAGCGCGTCTGCGGGCTTCCCGGGGAATGCTTGGCCGACGATTCCGTTGCGTCGTTACAGGGCAGACGGGCCGCCGTCGTCAACGTGCTTACCCGCGTCGGCGGCCAGACCCCGGCGTTTTTCAAACGCCTTGCCGCGATCGCGGGCGTTGAAATCGAAATTATGGAGTACAGGCCGTTCGTCGCCGGGCTTTCACGGTGCGGGGAACCCCTGTCCGGCCCCGAAGACGTGCGGTTTTGCTGGACGGTGACGGTTCGCGGTCAACGTGTTACATCCTTTCGGTGCGGTTCTTCATCCTGCGGGGAGCGGCTTTCGGCATTCGATCCGGCCCGGGAGGTCGAGTGCCTCCTCCGCGCGGCGAAACCGGCGCATACCGTCCTGATCGTCGGATACG